CTAAGGACGGTCTTGATGGCCTGGCTCAAGAACCAGCGGAGCGGCGTGCTGTGCGGGGCGTAGGTGTGGTAGGGGTCGCTGTTGACCACGAGGCCCACAAGCTGGCCTTGCGCGTTGCTCACTGCGTACCCTATGGCGCCGGGGACCACGGGCCGCAAGACCATGCAATGGGGTGGGGAGTCGGGGGCGGCCGGCGGAACAAAGGCGGAGACGGCGGCCCGCTGCACGGCGAAGCCGGCTGGTCCGTACCCTGCGACAAAGACGGTGTCACCCTGGGCCGGTGGCGTGGGGGCGATCTCGGCCGGGGCGATGCCCACGGGGTTGGGGTGCGAGAGGAAGGCGATGCCCCAGTCCTGATGGTAGGCGCAGACCTCGGCCGCGTAGCGGCTGCCGTCCGGATAGACCACGGTAATCGACGGCTGGTTGGCGACGGCTGCCCAGGCCGTGATGGCCAGGGCTCGGGTTTGGTCGGCCCAGACCAGCACGGCCGTGGTGGTCACCTGGCCCGCGGTCACGCGGGCCATGGGCGGCGGCGGTGTGACTGTGCCGGCGGGCTGGGATACATTCTGCGCGCCGAGTGCCTCCGGATCGCGTTGGGATACGCCCGGGCCCGGGCGTATCCCAGGGGCGTAGGTCGGGCGGTCGCACCGCCCGGTCAGGGCTGCGCAGGTGGCGACGATCAGGATGGGGAAGATCTTCATTGGATGGTGAAGGCGTAGCCGAAGAGGCTGGAGCGGGCGAGGTCGGCGGGCTCGGTGATGCGGTCGGCCAGGCCGGGGACCGGATCCACGCCGCCGCCGAGTCGGTAGGCCATGGCGATGGCTTGGGAGCAAAAGGGCGGATGGGTGGAGGTGGCCGTGTCGTCGATCTGCGGGGGCACGAGGCAGCGGACCAGGGGCGCGTGGTAGAGGGCGGCTTCGAGGATGCCCAGATAGCCGTAGGGTGTGCCGCACAAACGCCGCATCCATCGCGCGGCCTGGTGGCGGATGTCGGCTGACTGCTGATAGCTGATAGCTGACCAGCTCGTGAGGTGGTAGACGTCGATCTGGCCTGGCCTGCGTAGGACCTGGCTGGAGAGCGTGACGGCCCGGCCGCCGTACCATTCGCGGACCTCCAGACAAAAGAGGTCGTCGTCCCACCACGCCGCCATGGCGGCGTGGGAGTGGATGCCGCGTCCTACCGCGGCGATCAGGCCGCGGCGGCGGAAGAGGAGCAGGTCCGCATGGCGAATGCGGGACCGGGCTTCTTGGTAGGGGACCAGGAGGCGCGTGGTCATGGCTTGGGCTCCATCTCGGGATCCACGTCCCTGGCCCGGATCGCCTGGCGGGGCGGGGGAACGGCTCGCATCATGGCCTGTTCGTGGTCGGGGTCGAGGCCGTGGCGACGGCCCATGGTCTGCACCGACATCGCTCCCGACTTGACGAGCATCGCGTCTGCCTGGGCCTCCCGGTATCGGTCACGCGTGGCGAGGGTCGGGGGCATGGCCTCGATTTGGACCACGGCCAGGGTTTCCGGGGGGAGCTGCCCGGCGGCCACCAGGTTGGCGATGGCGGCGTTGATCACGTCCAGGTCGTCGGTGATCAGATCGCGCTGCAAGCGGTCGAAGGTTCTGGTTGCGGGGGACTCGGCCACTAGGGTGCTGGCGTAGTTGGCGTTGGATGCGTCCGAGGTGAGCATGAACTCCGGCATCACCAGGCGCGAGGCGATGGCCCGCAGCTCCGCTTGGAGTACCGCCACGTACTTGCCGGGGTCGGAGTCCCTCGCCGGAAATTCATAGTCCACGCCATAAGCATCCAGAATCGTCCCTGGCTGGTACCGCTTGTAATAGGAGGTCTTGGCCGTGGTGGTGTCGGTGATGCTGGCGTCCGCGCCGTCGGTGACGAATTGCTGGATGGCGTCGCGTTGGCCGACGGCGTGCTTGCGGACCAGGGCGATGGCGGACTGCGTCTCGGCCAGCACGGACATATTGCGAAGCAGCTTTTCCGCGCGGCGGAGGTTCTTGCGTACGGGGTAGAGGAGCGGCAGGCCACGCTTGACGTTGGCGTCAACGTTGGCCTTGCGGTGCTGGATTTCTCGGGCATCGACGGAGTGACCGTCGACGTAGTAGGCATAGACGGTCTCGACGTCGGCGGGGTCCGTGTGGATGCCGTAGCTGGCGGCCGGTGTGCCGGAGAGGGCTTGCGGGGTGCGGATCTGGCCGGGCTCGACGAAGCGGACCAGGGTGGAGCCGTCGAACTGGGCGAAGAGACGCAGGAAGGCCTCGCCGTCGCGATCCAAGCGGCGCACGGTCTCTTGTTGGCGGCGGTGCCACTTGTTGACGCGGCAGAATGCGGTGATGGCCTGCTGCACGGCCTGGAGCAGATCGGGGGCCGGGTCGGTGCCTGGGCATGCCTGGGCCCGGTAGCTGTGGCCGCTGCCCACCAGGAAGCTGATGCGGTTCTCCAGGGCGTTGATGGCGAACTCGTTTTGGATGGCGAGATACCTGGACTCGGCCCGGATCTGGTCGAGCTGGTATTCCGTGCTGAAAGGCACGTCCGCGCCGCTGGGGGCGCCGGGGAGGCCCAGCGGGAGCCAGAGCGTGCTGGGGTCGTCATAGTAGGCGTCCGTGGGATCCACGTAGTTGTCCCAGAGGTCGGACGCGGCCTCGATGAGCTTTTTGAGGTTTTGGCGGTTCATGGCTTTTCTCGGGGTGGGGTGTTACGCGGAAATCTTCAGCCGGGAGCCTAAGCGGTCCGGTTGCATGGGGCGGACGATTTGGGCCGCCAGGCGGATGGCCATCTCCAGGGCGTCGGGGCCGTCGTCGTGGTCGCCGGTGGGAAAGTCCTTGAGTTGGTCCAGCAGCAGTTTCACGCCGGGGGAGCCGGCGCGGAAACGCAGCCGGCCTTGGGCCAGGTAGGGGCCGAGGCGGCGGATGCGGACCTGTTTGGGCACGGTGTTGTTGACGAGATACGGGCTGGGTGCCAAGAGCCGGCGGGCCGCGAAGGCCGAGGCGATCAGGCCGCCCAAGAGGTCCTGGTATTGGTTGGCCTCGACGCAGAAGCCGTCGGGCTGCCAGTCCTGGTAGAGCTGGGCCGCGCGGTCCACCAGTTCGGGCGTGGGCCGGCGGGCCAGGTCGGCGTCGACGTAGAGGATGCCCGTGGTGTCGATCGCAAGCTGGATGAAGGCGGAGTAATCGGATCGCCGGGAATCGGCGCCCTTGCTGGGGTCGAGGGAGAGGACCTTGCACGTGGCCGAGGTGGGCCAGCGGTCGAAGTAGATCTTCCTGGGATCGAAGTAGTCTTCGGGCCATTCGCATTGGTCGGGGTTGACGGGGCGGTTCTGCTTCTCGCGTTCGAACGTGGTCCGGCCGCCCTCGATCCGCAGGCACATCAGGTTGTAGAGGCTCTCCATCTCGGGCCAGAGGATCTTGGCCCCGGCATCCATGGCCGCCTGGTGCTGGTCGTAGAAGGCCCGTGCCCGGTCCGTGGAGTCGGGGGTGGAGAGGTCGGTGTAGATCGCCTCCCACTGGGCCCAGAGCTCAAGGTCCGTGGGCCACACTTCGATGGCCTGGAAGAGGCCGCTGGTCCAGCCCGGCGTGCGGTGGAGCTCCAGGGCCACGGCGTCGCGGTGCAGGGCCGTGGCCAGGTTCAGGACGTTGGTTCGGGGGTTGCCGGCCTTCAAGAGTGTGCCGTGGAACCAGGAGCGGGAGCGGTCGCGTAGGAGCACGCTGGTGATGTGGGTGTCGTTCTGCAGGTCGTCAGAGATGATCAGCGTAGGGCGGTTGGCCCTGCGGCGCCGGCCGCGGATTCGCTGGCCGGAGCCGATGGCGTCGATCGCGGAGCCGTTGGGGAGCACGATGCTGGCGGCGTTGGATTTCTTGGCGTCGGCACAGTCCGGGTAGTCGGCGCGGAGCTGCTCGTTGTCGAGGAGCTCCTCGCGGATGTTGTCGAGGTGGGTACGGGCCTGGAGGCGGGTATCGGAGACGATCCAGATATAGGGCTCGCGGTTCTCCAGGGCGCAGCGGAGCGGGTAGGCCAAGGTGGCAAGGGTGCTCTTGGCCGCGCCGCGGGGTGCCAGCAAGTTGACCTTGCGGCCGCGCGCCGTGTCGAGCTCGCCCAGTCGGTCCGAGAGCCAGCGGTGCATGCGGGAGGGGGGCAGAGAAAAGTGGTCTGGGAGGTAGTGCTGAGCCCAGCCCAAGAGGTCTCGTCGATGTGGTGCGTCATCCATGACGGGCTCGCGGTGGGTTACGGGACGTGTATTTGGACGGCTGCCGCTCCTGGGGAGAACTGGTCGGATTGGGCGGAGCCGGGAACGTAGCTGTCGGCGGCCGCGGGGCCGGGCGTGTAAACGTCTCCTGTGGGGTCGGCGTAGGTGGTGGTCATAAACAGCCAGTTGCGGTTTCCGCCCTGGTTGTCGCAGTTGATGGCCAGGATCGCCACGCCGCCGGAGGCGTTCGAGTATTGCACGTCGGCGTAGTGGACGGTGGCCGAGGTGCTGACGGTGAGGAGCCAATCGCCCGAGGGTGCCAGGTCCAGGGGAACGGCTTCGGTGCCTCGCCAGTCGATCGAGCCGGCGGTGATCACGCTGCCGCCCACCCCCGTAATCCTCGCACCCTCGCGGATCGTGAAGGCACCGGTCAGCGTGATGTCGTACGCGGCGACGTCCAGGGTGATGGGGGCGAGGATCGGATTGAGCATCAGGGACGCGGCGGTCAGGTTCGCGGTGACGGTGACCGTGGCGGGCGAGGATTTGACGATGGAGATAGCGCCGGTGGTGATGTCGGGTAGGTTGGCGTTGGGCGTGCCGCTGAGGATCAGGGTCCCCGAGGTCTTGGTGAACGTCCCCGCGTTGCGGGTGATGCTGCCTTGCACGGCGAGGTTGCCGCTGAGGATCGTTGTCCCG